GACCCCTGATCCGCATCCGCGCAGGCCAGATGCCCGAGACCATCGACGAGGCCGAGGATGCCCTGCTCGGCGCGCAGCTTGGCTTCTATCAGCGCGGCAGCATCGTCGTGCGCCCGACCATGACGCCTGTGGCAATTTCCGGTGGCCGCCAGATCGACGCGCCGCGCCTGGTGCACGTCAGGGCGCACCACATGGCCGAGGCCTTCACCAAGGCCGCCCATTGGGAGCGCTTCGACATGCGCGCCGGGGACTGGATCAGCACCGACTGCTCGCAGCGGCTGGCAGAAACCTATCTGGCGCGCGAAGGCCAGTGGCGGCTGCCGGTGCTGACAGGCATCATCAATTGTCCGACGCTGCGCGATGATGGCTCGATCCTCGACCAGCCCGGATATGATGCGCAGACCGGCCTGCTGTTCGACCCGCAGGGCGAACGCTTCCCCCTGCTGCCGCGCGAGCCCGACCGCGCCACCGCCCAGCGCGCGCTGGGTTTCCTGCGCGACCTGATCGGCAGCTTCCCTTTCGTCACGCCCGCCGACCGATCCGTGGCACTGTCGGCCATTCTGACCACGCTGATCCGCCGCTCGCTGCCCACCGCCCCGCTGCACGGCTTCAACGCCCCCACGGCAGGCACCGGCAAATCCATGCTGGTCGATCTGGCCAGCATCATCGCCACCAGCCGCCCGGCGCCGGTGATCGCGCAGGGCAAATCCGAGGAGGAAATGGAAAAGCGGCTGGGCTCGGCACTGATCGCGGGCGACGTGTTGATCGCCATCGACAACTGCGAGGAACCGCTCGGCGGTGAATTGCTCTGCCAGGCTATGACCCAGACCAGCCTCAAGGTCCGCATCCTTGGCAAATCCATGAACGCCGAAGTGCCCAGCAACGCCACGCTGTTCGCCACCGGCAACAACCTCACGCTGATCGGCGACATGACCCGCCGCGCCGTTCGCGCCACGCTGGATGCCGGGGTGGAACGGCCAGAGTTGCGCGCTTTCGACCGCGATCCACTGGCGATGGTGATGCAGCATCGCGGCGACTATGTCGCCGCGGGTCTGACCATCTTGCGCGCCTTTCACGTCGCCGGTCGTCCTGAACAGACCGTGCCGCTTGGCTCCTTCACTGCCTGGTCAGGCTGGGTGCGCGACGCCCTGATCTGGCTGGACGAGGCTGATCCCTGCGAGACCATGGAAGGCATGCGTGGAGCGGACCCGAAGCTGGAAGCGCTGAGATCGGCGCTGGAGGAATGGCGATCGGTGATCGGCACCGACCGCGTCACCGTGCGCGAGATCATCGAGCGGGCCGCCGCGCAGCAGACCCAGCTATTCGGCAAGCCCGAGTTCGTGAACCCCGAGTTTCGCGAAGCACTGCTCCGCGTTGCGGGCGAAGGTGGCGCGATCAACGGCCTGCGTCTCGGCAAATGGCTGTCGCAGCATCAGAACCGGGTCGTCTCGGGTCACCGCATCGTCGCGGCTGGCAGCAGCGGCAATCGCGCCTACTGGCAATTGCAGGTCGTGATCGGTAACGCCGCTCCGATCCCCGAGGGTTCTGATCCGTTCCGGAGGGCTTCCAATGGCTGACAAGCGTTCCCGGATTGTCCGGTTAGGTTGGGTGGGATTGGTTAGGTGCTTCCCGTCGCATTCATTGTTTGTCACCAAAACTGTCAGTGACGTGGCACAGACATCGTGCCGACATGACACCACGTCCATCGCATGTGACGTGACACATACGGGAAGGGGCTGGGATCACCCCACCCAACCCACCCACCCTAACCAGACGGTTCGGCAACGGGCGGCAAGGCTTGGGATGGCTCGTGACAACATCCGAACCGTTGTTAGCAGCCGGGCGGTTCCTTTTGGGCCGATCCGTATGTGGGGGAGCGCAGCGCATGACCCCGCCAGCGTCTGGGGGTGGAAATGACTAAACTCAACGCCTCAGAGACCAAGACGGCCTTTGCCACACGGGTCGGCCTGACCAAGGGCCGCATCTCGCAACTGGTGGCCGAGGGATTGCCCGTGCGACCCGATGGTCAGATCGATGTGGCCGAGGGGCTGGCATGGATTGAGGACAATCTTGATCCGTCGCGTCGCAACAAGGGTGGTGCCTTCGCCGCCCCTGCATCGCCCGCCCGCGTCTCGACCACGCTGGCCGAGGCCAAACGCCTGCATGAGATCGTCAAGGTGCAGCGTGCCAAGCTGGCGTTCGAACGCGAACAGGGTCAGTTGGTCGAAACTCTCGCCGCAACCCGCACGGTGTTTGCCCGCGCCCGTGCCGAACGCGATGCGCACATGGCTTGGGTCCAGCGCACGGCGCCGCTGCTGGCCGCCGAGGTCGGGGCCGACCCCCGCGCCACCTTCGCCGCGATGGACCGGATGATGCGCGAGCATCTCGAATATCTGGCCGACATGCCGTTGGGGAGCTTTGGCGATGGTGCCTGAGATTGACCTCGCCTGGCGACGCGGTATCCGGCCGGAACCGCCCATCCCCGTGTCGGACTGGGCCGACCGCCATCGCATCCTGCCGCCGACCTCGGCGGAACCGGGGCGCTGGCGCACGGATCGCACTCCCTACCTGCGGGCGGTGATGGACGCCCTGTCCACCTCCAGCCCCTATGAACGGGTCGTGCTGATGAAGGGCGCGCAAACGGGTGGCTCCGAGGCCGGGCTGAACTGGCTGGGCTACATCATCCAGAACGCCCCCGGCATCGCCATGCTGGTGATGCCGTCGCTCGACATGGTGCGGCGCAACACGACCGTGCGGATTGATCCGCTGATCGAGGCCACCCCTGCCCTGCGAGACCTGGTCTCCGCGCCCCGATCCCGCGACGCCGGGAACAGCCTGTTCCGCAAATCCTTCCCCGGCGGCCAGCTGGTGATGACCGGTGCCAACAGCGCGGTCGGCCTGCGTTCGACGCCCGTCCGATACCTGTTCCTTGACGAGGTGGACGGCTATCCCGGCGATGCCGATGGCGAAGGTGATCCTGTCGATCTGGCGATCCAGCGCACCACCACCTTCCGAGGGCGGCGCAAGATTTACATGGTGTCGACGCCCACGCTGAAGGGCCATTCGCGCATCGAGGCGGCCTATCTCGACAGCGATCAGCGGTATTTCCACGTCCCCTGTCAGCACTGCGGCGACATGGCCCCGATCACTTGGGCGCGCATCCGCTGGCCCGTGGGGCAGCGCGACGCGGCGTATCTGGTCTGCGATGCCTGCGGCGGTGTCCATCACGAACACGAAAAGCCGCGCCTGATGTCTGCCGGTGAATGGCGACCGACCGCGCTGGGCGATGGCCGTACGGCAGGGTTCCACCTGTCATCGCTCTATTCCCCCTGGGAGACATGGGCCGAGATCGCACAGGAACATGCGCGCGTCGCCAAGGATCCCGCCCGCCTGCAGGTCTGGGTCAATACCAAGCTGGGCGAATCCTGGGAGGACCAGGCAGGCGACACTGTTCCGGCTGACCCGCTGATGGCGCGGCGCGAGGATTGGGGCAGCGACCTCGCCCCCGGCGTGGCCGTGCTGACGGCGGGCGTCGATGTGCAGGGCGACCGGCTCGAGGTTCAGATTGTCGGCTGGGGCCGGGACGAAGAGGCATGGGTCACCGACTACCGCGTGCTCTGGGGCGATCCTTCTGGCCCGCGCCTCTGGTCCGATCTCGATGGCGTGCTGAACGGCACCTATGGCGATCTGCCCGTGCGAGCCGTCGCGGTGGACACCGGCGGCCACCACACCAAGATGGCCTACGAGTTCTGCCGCACCCGCCTCGCTCGCCGCATCTGGGCGATCAAGGGCCGTGGCGGCCCCGGCATTCCCGTCTGGCCCCGCCGCCCCACCCGCAGCAACAAGGCAAAAATCCCGCTCTTCATCGTCGGCGTCGATGCTGTAAAGGACGCGGTCTACGCCCGCCTGAAGCTGACTGAACCCGGACCAGGTGCCATCCACTTCCCCCGCCGTCTCGACGCCGACTACTTCCGCCAGTTGACTGCCGAACGCGTTGTCACCCGCTTTGAGAAGGGCCGCCCCATCCGCTCATGGCAACCCAAGCGCGACGGCGAACGCAACGAGGCGCTGGACACCTTCGTCTACGCCCACGCCGCACTGCATGGGCTGATCAGCATGGGAATGCGGCTGAACGAGGAGGCGGAGGGGGTGTCAGGAGTCGCTCATATCGCCAATCGCCCACCCAAGACACCGGTGATCCGATCAGCGTGGATGAAATGACCAATTGATATTTCGGACTCTTATGGTCATTCTGACCCGAACAGGGGAGGCGGCCATGAAAACCATGTCGGCTCGGGACGCGAAACATCAGTTCGGCCTGCTGATCGACACCGCGCGCGCCGAGCCTGTGGTGATCGAAAAGCATGGCCGCGCGGTGGTTGTCGTGCTTGCTGTTGAGGAGTTTGAACGCCTGAAATCGCTCGGCAACCCCGACGATCAGGCGGCAAA